CACCACCCGTGAGCAGTGTATCGGCATCTGTGATGACCAATCCGCTGCCGGTGATGTCGTAAGATTGTCCAGTGACCTCGTATTCCAGAGCGTCGCCGGTGGTGTCCTTTGTCGAGGAATCCTCGGTCTGAGCACTACCATGCAACGCCATCTGCTTGGCGGCTGCAATCACCTTCGTGGGATTGGCTGCCGTTGAGAGCAAAAGTCTGATGTATTGTCCTTTTTGCATAGTCGTTAACTGATATTTCCGGTTCCTTGCCATTGGAGACTAACAGCGACAGTCTCTCTGTCGTTGAAGGTCATCGTAAAATCATTCAACAACGCCTGCCCTGAACGTGCGAAGCTCGCTTCTTGGGCGACGCGGTTCTGTGCGCCTGCCGTTTGGTCCCAGCCTACGGCAACGGGTGCTGCTGCATTAAAGAGAGTGATGATGTTTTTGAGCGCAGAGGTTTCACTCTGATAAGTGTCCACCTGGGCACTCCATTGTTTGCTCACGATGGTGTCCTGCGAATAGAATCCCTCGGTGTCCTTGGTCGATGTGCTTTCGGTGTTACCCTGCAAAGTAATCGAGCAGTTGGTGGCTTCGGGAATCGCGGCACCGCCTTGAAGCAGTCGGAAGTTTTGGCCTTTTATCTTGCTCATAATTTAATCTACGTCTGTGTCGCATTGATAGTTCAAAGTCTGCCAGAAACACGGCTTCATACTGTCGTACTGTACGCCTTGCGCTGAAAGCGTGATGTCATTCGGTATGAGCGCAAAGTCTTCGTCGGTGGTGTCACCATAATGCTCTCTGAAGTATTCGCGGATGGTTGTGCGGACGGCCACGGCCATCTCGCCCAGTTCCTCCCGCTCTACGGCGCAAATGGTGATGCCTATCTGCACGCTGTCACTCTCGGACTCAAAGGCATCGTCCTTGGTGGTGTCCTGGTTATTGAGCCCATCAAAAGAAACGATGATGTACGGGAGCGGTGCATTCTCGGCTTCTTCATCGGGCAGCGCGATGGCGGTGTTATATACATCACCGGCTGGCAGCTGCTCGATGAGTTCGGCGTTACTGCGAAGTGCCTTGACGAATATGATGTCGGTCTGGAGGCTCATTATATCAAAATAACTGGTTAGTGAAAAGAAGAGCGGCGGGCGGTGTCAACCTTTGCTGCGCATCGGAGACCACCCGCCGCTGACTATCTCGGAACTATGAGATTAGACGGTCGTGGGCTCTTCCTCGACAATCTTGTAAAGACCGAAAGCCTGAGAGGTATTGTTGGCACCGTTGATATAGACAGAGATGTCCGTCATAGACCAAGCAGTGTTGATGGTGATAGCCGTAATGTTCTTCTTGGCAACAGCCTGAGAGGTGGCATCGATGCTCAGACGAACATCGCCGTGCTGCTGGAGGGCGAACCACTCCCAATAACCGATCTCAATGTAGCGGTCAGCGGTAGCAACCAGCTTGTCTGCGCTATTGAGCTCAGTGTTCACAAAGTGAGAAACCACGTAAGGATAACCAGCGCAAAGGCCGTTTTCGATAACGAAACCACCAGCGGCACCGGCAATCTTCGGAGTGGCCTTCAGCTTGGCCTCGGTCACGCGGTCCATTGCGATGCAAACGTTACCCTCGAAGAAGCCCTTGTTAGAGAACTCAGCCACAGCGGTGAGGATGTTCTCGTAAGCATTGGCACCCAGTTCGATGTTGGTAGCAGAACCCTTCTTGTTAGAGAATGGGCCCTTGTTTCCGGTCCAGTTGGCAAGAGAGTAAATCTTCTTAGCAAGATACTCGCGCAGTGCAATGCCGAACTTGGTCTGTACAAAGGCCATGAGGTCGAAGGCAGCGTTGTCGATGGCCATGTTGCTGACGGGAACGGTCAAACCTACGCGGCGAGCGGTTGGAGTGATCTTAGCGAAGTTGAGAACCTGGTCGGTCAGAGGCTCAATTTCACCGAGCTCTTCCATCTCAACGTCGTTGACGCTGACTGGCCATACCTCGTTACCAGTAACGCCTGTCACTACACCCAGACCTACGGGCAGTCCGAGACCTTCGTGCAGGGTGGGAATCATCTCACGGATGTCGAGATTGATGGCACCCGATGCTTCGATGGCGTTGGTGTCGCCAACATTGGCGGGACGCAGCAGGATTTCGCGGTCGGCCTTGCCATTGCGCACGTCCTTCAGCAGTTCGCGGAAAGCCTTTGCTTTGTTTGCCTTACTTGCCTCGGCCTGAGCCTTGGCGTTGTCGTTCTCTCTGTTCAGGAACTTCATCTGCTCGTCGAGCTGGTTCAGTTCACGGGTGAGGTTCATCTCCTCGATTTTCTCCTCGGCGGTGAGCTCACGGTTCTTGGCGTTCATGTACAGATCGCCCAGCTTCTCGTTGGCCTGGTTGCGGGCCTCACGGAGCTGCATAAAAGTCATCTTTTCCATACTTTAAAATCGGTTTTAAAATGGGTTAATAATTCGTTTGTTCAAGTTTTTTCATTGTAGCCAGTCGGCGGTTCATCTCGCGCTGCAAAGCGTCGGCCTTTTCCTGTTCCTCGCGCTGACGGGCTTCCTCTTCGGCCTTCTTGTCGGCAATGCCGGCGGGTGTCTGGTCGTAGAGTTCGCGGGCATGGAGCGAAGTCTGTAAGTATGCGGGATCCATCCCCAAAGTGAGGGCTGTGATGGCGCGGAAATGGGTGTGGCGCACCAGTGGCACCTTTCCCTCGCGCTCTTCCACGTCGTACTTGTCCGGCCAGAACTCGAAGGAGCAGCCGTCATAAACGCCAGCCTTCGTCAGTTCACGGGCACGGATGCCGAGGTCGCAGTTGGGAACGTCCACCTCGAAGTTCACGCCTTCGTTATCCACACTGAGGCGGGCATTGCCCGACACTCCGCGCTTTGCACGTCCGAAGGTCAACTCACGCATGTGCAGCATGTTGATCTTGATGTCCTGAGTGTTCAGGAACTCCATCGTGGCGGCCTCTGGTGCAATTACTTCTCTGAAGGTCTGTCCGTACTCGTCGAGCACTTGGCTTTCAGCATTAAAGCAGATGGCACGCCCGCAGATGGTGCCAAGGATGCCCTTCGAAGATGCTTCTTCTGAAGCCTCTCTAAAGGCAAGCTGGCATTCCAGATTTCTGATTTCTTTCTTAGCATCCATATTTCTTGCTTGTTGTTACAATTCAGTTATTTCTTGGCGGTGGGTTTACTTTCGTCGAATGGTATTTCAATCTTGTCTCGGGTGACGGTCAGCGGCACTTCATAAGCGTTTGGGAACTTCCAATCAATCCATGCCGAATTGATGCGCTCGGCAAACTGACCGCCTACACGAAGCTCGTGTGTGAAGGTGAAAAAGTCAAGTTCTCCGATGTGGTAGGCTTTCGTGTTATCCTTCACTCGCTTCACGATGTCGCCACCGATGCGCTTCAGATATTCTTGCGCAACATCCCACATGACGTTAAGCATCTCAAGCCAATCGTCCGTCTTCATTATCGACAGCGTGCCTAAGCGCATCTGTTTGCTATCGAGTGCACGGTTCCATGCTGGCGCAAAGTCGGGATATTTCTCGTTGATGATCTGCGTGCAGATTTCGAGGTCTTCGGGGTTTCCCCATGTGGCATATTGCTTGCGCATAGTCATGCCCAGGTCGGCGGGCTTGGTGGTGATGGCTCCATGCGCCTCGATGATTTTGCCAAGGTTCGGAACTGCATCCATGAAGCCGAAATAGCGGCGGTAGTGGCAGAAGCCGATATACTTCGGCAGTGTCTTTCGCTCGCTCACCTTCTTCATCTGCCACAGTTCCGAGTAGTAGAGGTCGGGCACCTTGCATCCCTTCAACTTGCGGCTGTCGATGGTTTCATAGACTTCGTTTTTCACAACCGGCTCAAAGTCGGTATGTGTGCAGATGAATATCTTGGCGTCCGAGTTGTCCTCCGGCTTCCAGTATGCCTCGTTCTTGATGAGCCATTCGGCTTGCCGCTTGATGTCGTTGCCGCGCCACGAGCCACCGCAATAGTGCACGTAGTATTTGTCGAGGTTCGGGTAGAGGCGGGCTGTCAGCTGTGGCTTCGTGTTGATAATATCTTCGAGAATGCTGGCACCTGTATCGTACCAGTTGTTGGTATTTTCCGTCCCGCCCGGTTGCAATCCCCATGATCGGTTAGGGTCATAATACTTGGCACCGTTAGCTGTGAGGAGCGGGACGTTCAGGTAGCAGAGCCACGGAAGGAGACGGTCATGCTCTATGCGCCGTCCACGGAACCACTGAGCCTTTCCACAGGCCGCATATTGCTCATCCCATAGGAAGTCGAAGGGCTGTTTGATGAGCACGTCGCTTTCAACAAGGATGAAACCGTCTGGGAGTACGTCGAAAAGGTACTGCACGCTCATCATGTGCTTCACGCTGCCGTAGTTTGATTTTTTTGCCATGTCCCAACACTTGTCAGGAAAGAATGCCAGCTCTTCATCGAAGTTGATGAGTTGCTGCTTGCGGTTGTTGAGCACCTTCACGCCCTTCATGCGCTTCGTAAACGGACGGGCATCGGAGTTGTCGAGCACGGTGACCGGCCAGTCACATCCCACCTTGCGGATGCTCAGGATGCAAGCCTCGGTCAGTTCGGGCGTATTATAGTGGATGATGGCTATTGACTTTTTCATGGCTGTGGTTCGGGGTTAGGTTCGGGAGTGGGTTCGGTGTTGCCGTTCAGTTTCTGACTGCCCAACTCTGCCAGGTTGGTAGAGACGTAAACGATGTCGCCATTCGGTACTGATGGGCGGTCGTACTGTGCGCGGATTTCATTGACCGTGGCAGCACCCGTCTGGAGTTGCAGCTGGTCCACCTTGGCCTGTGCCTCTTTGTCGAGTCTGAGCAATGGCTGCTCGCACATGTGGATGCGGCGGCGGCCAAAGTCTTCGCGGCGCAACAGTTTGCGGTTGAACTCTTGCTCCATCTCGGTGACATCCGGCTGTACGGTTCTCTGCAAGTATTCCAGGGTGGCGTTGGTGTAAGTGGTGTAGTGCGAGTTAGTGTCGAGCATCAACATCGGCCTCGGGGTACCGAAAAACCTTGCAACATCATCGAGGCCCATGTTCATGTGCTCCATTAATTGCATATCAGCCGAGGTCATCGAGATGTTATGCAAGGCTGAGAGGCCACGGATGCCAACGATGTCCTGCTGATAGACCTTTTCATTAAGTTCTGCGGCATACTTGTCAATCTCACCTTTATTCATCAGACCGAAGGCCAGCGTGCCGGCACCTTGGGGCGGTTTCTCTTCTCCGATGATGAGCTTCATGCGGCCACCCTTCGCAGCGGTCTCGAGTGCCTGGTTGCTCTCGGTCTTGATCAGTGAAAGCGTATCGAAGGCATATTGCAGCGTGGACATTCCCCAGAAGCCGTCGTAATAGCGGAAAGTGTTGGGGAAGTGCAATACGTCCTCACGCGGTGCATCCACCTTGAACTTCACGCCCCGCTCGTTGAGGTAGGTCAGCGCATAGGTACCAGTGATTTCATTATAACCGCCACACTCTGCCAGCCACAGGGCCACAGGGTCTTTCCATTCATCCCGCTCGATGTACACGAAGGCGTTACCCAACAGCAATCGGCGGATGACCACCTGCTCGATGAGGGATGCCGCAGAGCTGATGGGGTTCGGCTGAACCTGAAGCAGGTAGTTGATGTTTTTTCCTGGTCCCCACATGTCCGGCACGAAGTTGCCGCCAGCCGCATTCATCTTCTGATATTGAATGGCGAACTGTGCCTCCGTCTTCGCACGGAGTTCCACGGCACGATAGACCGCAGAGACCGTGAGAGCCAGCTCCGGCCTACGCACGCGCACAATCTTCTCTTCGAAGGTTGCGCCCGTGGTGGTTTGCTGGTTCGATGCCGCCGACGGGTCGGTGGTAGACGGTACTCCGCTGCTCACCTCCCTGCGTTTCATTGGGATGGTGCCCGTAGGAGTGAATAAATTTCCGAGTATATTCATATCAATTCTCTTTTTGTTTCGCTTAATTTTCGGCTGTGGTTTACTCCTCCACGATGGCAACCTGCTGT